GTTAGGGTGAGCCCAACCGAGACTTGGATCATTCACCATTGATTCAACCTTTAAGGCATATTTCGTGGATATGCCCTTTAAGGCATATTTGGAGGTAGGGCCGTGTCGCCAGATGTTGGCTCTGGTTTGCGGCGTGTCGGGTAGCCGGTGCCGCGCTACCCACCTGTCCGTGTAAAGGCAGAACAGGCGGAAAGACCCGTCGAGCGAGGATCGGTCCTTTAAGGAGGCTTGGTGCCCCCAGTTTTGAATGTCCTTAACCACGGCTGGCTGGATTTGAGCCGGGCCTACGGCGGACCCATTGCGGGCGTTCAGGTCCCCGGCACTCTCCATCTGGACGATAGCGAGGAATAGGATCAGGAGTTGTGATTCGGGCATTTTAGTAGATTTACTCGATTTAGTTGCCGGGGATTCACCCTTTAAGGGGATTTGCGCTTTAAGGGGGATTCGTGCTTTAAGGCGGTTTTCCCCAATAGGCGCGCGCCCGGCAAGCTTCTTCCCGGCGCACAGGTACGTACAGGGCACTACGTAGGACTACGTAGGGGAAATACCCTATCACCGTTTGGGATGAGGGAAGCACCCTAGGCTGGGAATTGGGGAAAATTCCCCAGTTTCAGAAATCGCCAGAAAGGGCGTTTGCTTGCGTTTCTACGGGTTTTGATGCGCTAGGGCTACCGTGACACCCCCCGCACGCCCGGCACCCGTTAAAAGCGGACTGGTGGGGCTCGGTCAGCGCCCAGATCGCCGCACAGGGGCACGAAAAAGCCGCCCCGGTCAAAGGGCGGCTGGTGGTGGCGTCGGCTGGGTCAGCCCAGCAGGGCCAGCCCGAGCCCGTACAGCAGGCAGGCCGCGCAGACGAGCAGCCAGACGGCGGTGGTCACGAAGTCGGCCTTTTTCACCGGAACACCTCCCCGGTGATGTAGGAAGCGTGCCGGGCCAGCCAGCGCGCCCGGTCGTGGTCCCCGATCTGCCGCCAGCCGCGCAGGGCATCGGCCAGCCGCTTCCGGGTTCGGTTGCCACCGCCGAAGGCCACCAGATCAGCGCAGGCCGCGCTTTCCATCGCCCGGCAGCGGTCAACGTGGGCCGTGGCCCATCGATTCGTTGTGGTGCTCATCGGATCAACGAAACCACCGCTTCGCCACGCCCACGCCCAGCGCATTCTTCGCCGTGCGGTAGGACTTCGCCAGCGTCGGCTGTTCCCAGTGGGTCCGAAGGGCCAGCGACAGCGCAGCACAGGCGGCGCGCCGGTACTCGGTCGGCCAGTACTGGCCGGTTGTGTACTCCCAGCCCGTCCCATTCCACGATAGGCGACCGCTGAAGGCGATCTTCGCGGCGGACGACAGAAGCTCAGGCCGGAACCCGGCGACGGAGGCCCGCCAGACGTACCAGATCATCGCCTCCGCGTCTCGCTTGTCGCGGGCGATCTCGCGGAGTTCGCGGCGGTAGCTGGCCGAGTCCCCGTAGTTGGCGAACTCAAGGCCGGGCCGCTGGCGGACGAAGCGGTGCAGGGTTTCGAGCATCTCGCCCAGTTTGTGGGCGTCGGTCTGTGTTGTGTGCATTGTGTGTGGTTGTGGGTTGTGGTCAGGGAACCTTTTCGAAGCTTCGGACGGTCACCGCCTGCCAGTAATCGTGCACGACGGGCAACCTGTTGCGGGTCCCCTGCACGGTGTAGATCACCGCCTTCGACAGCGGGCTCTGGTGGTCGGTGACGCGAATGCGGTCCCCTCTCTTGATGGTCTGTTTCGTGGTCATTTGTTGGGTTGTGGGTTGACGGAGCCTGAAGGCTCCCCGAGGCCCCCGCAGCGCAGGGGCCAGCGGGAACCTTCAGAACCCCGCCGCCTTGAGAGCCCGAGCGTCACCGCCGCAGGCGATCCCCCGGTACAGGTCCGGCCTCCCCGGCCTGTCGTAACAGGTCCGGCGTTCCATCACCCACGCCGCGCAGGGGACGCCCGCCAGATCAGCACGGGCGTCGGTCACGGTGTCGTGAGTGGAGATGTCGAGCGTCTCGCCCTCGGCGTCGAAGAAGCGGGTTTCGATCACGGTATGCATCTGGATTAGCGGGCGTGGGCGTTGTAATGGGCGTCCACCACAGCGGCCAACGCTGGGGTGTCGGTGAAGTCGCACACCAGTTCGCCCGGCCCGTTGCCGTACACAAGGAACAGGGCGACCTTGCGCCCGTCCTGATCGACGCAGCGCAGCGTTGCCTCGTCGCAGGCCATCGCCTCCTCGATGAACAGGGTCCGGTCGTCGGCGTTCCATTTGGTCACGGTCTCCCCGTTGTCGATGGACAGGGGCTGAAAGCCCGCCTTCATCAGGCGATGAAGCAGGCTGCGGGTCTCGGTGTCGTAGCGGTCGGTGGTGGTCATCGTTGGATCTGGGTCTGTGGTTCGGGCGGCTGGCCTCGTCAGCGGTGGCGTAACCACCGGACACCCTCGCGGGTGTTTCGGCCTGTCAGAAGTGCGCCAGCCACGAATTGAGTCGGCGGGTCTGCTCGGCGCGCATCGCCCAGTACGCAGCGCGGAGCTGCTCCCACCCCTTCTCCCCGCCGCACAGGGCAAAGGCGTCGTCGGCCATCAGTTGATCCCAGACGCGCTGGCAGGCATTGATTGAGGCGTCATAAGCCTCCTTAGCGGCGTGACGGCTGGCGGTGGTCGTGTCGGTGGTGGTTTCGGCGGTGATCATCGGGTGTGTGTGTTCTGTGTTTCGCTCGGCGGTGGTCGCCTCGCTTCCTGAGACGATGCAGAAGACAGGCCCACCGTCAACGGCTTTTTCGCGGAAATCTGCACCACCCCCTCAGATTCCCGAGTCCCGGCCACCAGATTCCCGCCACCCATCAGCCCACCTACGGCCTCCGGCAGGCCCATCAGATCAGCTAATGTTCCGCGTGCTCAGTAGAAGGGGAAATTTCCCCAAAACGCAATAGACGCGAAATCTCGGGCTGGTCTATACCTAGGTACGGGTCCGCGAGCCGAGCCCCGCAAATCGCAAGGAAACCGCCTAGGAAACGAAATCCCGGCAACCCTACTCCCTAGTGTCCAAGCGTACACCCAAGGGAGCCGAGAAGGACAGGAAGACAGGGAGACAGGCCAGAGTGGCGGCTAGAGTCGCGGCCAGAGTGAGACAGGAGACAGGGAGAGACAGCCGAGACAGGGAGTGGCGCAACGGCTGGCGCAACCCTTTCCCCCCCTTAACCACGCACGCCCCCGCGCCCGGTCCGGACCCTCCCATATGGTGTTAGGGTGTTTCCCCTAGTTCTACCCCTAGGGTGGTCACCTCATTCCAATTGGGGGGGGAGGGGGTCGGTGGGGTGGGGGGGTGGGTAAATTGGGATTGCTCCACTCGACCCTTTTAAAAAAATTACAATATGTCCCTAAAAGCCGCCCTATGCGATTAGGCTTGATCCGCCCCATTGGGGCGTACCAGCATAGCCCGATGACCAAAGAACGCGCTAAACGGGCTAGAAAGCCTGTTAGTGAGATGGCGGTGGAGATTGCTAAGTTCGGGGAGGCTGAGGGGAACTATCTGGAAAGGCGGGACCCGGCTAAGGCCGTGAAGGCTTTGGAGATGTTGGCGGAGGGGTGCTCATTTGGGAAGATCAGGGAGGAGCTGGGGATGAAGTGGGAGACGATTAGTCGGCTAAAGGCTAGGCATCAGATGGTCTTGGAGGATAGGCGGCGGGAGTTGGCGCAGGATGCGCTGGAGATTGCGGAGGGTCTGAGACTCTTGCAGAAGGAGAAGATGAGGCAGTTGGCGGAGGACCCTGAGCAGTTGGCGCGGACCAACATTCGGGATCTGGCTATTCCTTGGGGGATAGCTAATGACAAGTTTCTTGCAGCTCTGGGGGAGAACAAGGTGGTGGTGGAGCACAAGGGTGCCGCGCCTAGCTTGGAGGATGCGATGAAGGCTATTGAGGAAGCTAGGGCCAAGCTGAAGGCCAGCAGCGTGGAAGTGGTGGCTAAACCCGTGGAGGCGTGTTGAAAATACTAGGGGGTTTTTTCAACAACGTGCGAAGCAAAGTAGGCTTTCCTTTAATTCCGTTTTCCGGAATTAACGAAAACTAGGCTTTCCTTTAATAATGGCCCTAGTCTGGGAACCGCACGAAGTTCTAAAGCCGCCGACTGACGAGGAGTTGGCGGCGATGGAGCCGCAGGATGTTCTGAAGCTCCACGAGCTTTACCACTCGGCTATCTCCAATAGCAGGCGTGACCCCTATCGGTACGGGTGGAAGCTGCCTCATTGGCGGGACGCCGAGGAACTGCTCCAGACCCACGCAGAATTGCTAGTAAGTGGCGGAAATCGTTCTGGCAAAACAAGTTGGGCAGCACACGCCGTAGTTAAGTCTGCGGTGGAGAACCCCGGCTCCGTCATTATGTGCTTTGCCCAGAATGCGGATGTGTCCATCCGTCAGCAGCAGTCTGCGGTGTATGACGCTCTGCCGGAAGAGTTTAAGGTGAAGGTCTTAGGTACGGAGGAGAACGTGTCCTACACCCGGAAGAACGGGTTCTCCAAGTCCAGCCTCATCCTCCCTGTCAGCAAAAGCTCCATCATCTTTAAGACGTATGCTCAATTCCTTAACAACGACACAATCCTTGAGGGTGCTGAGTTGGGGTGCCGGAATCCTAGCTGGATCAACATTGGCGCTTGGTGTGATGAATATCTGGTCGGACCGGAACTCCTTAGCACTCTTCGTTTCCGCCTCGCTACTCGCAACAGCAAGCTGGTCGTTACTTTTACACCTATCGACGGCTACACCGAAGTTGTCCGAGACTACGTGCAGGGAGCAGAGACCATCCGATCTAAGCCCGCCGAGCTTCTGGGTGGCCGGAACGTCCCATACCTACAGCGTTCAAGGAACCGGGATGCCGGGATCATCTACTTCCACAGTAGAGACAACCCCTTCGGTGGTTACGACCGTATCGCCAAAGACCTAGCCAATAGGCCAGAGGCCGAAATCCTGACCCGTGCGTATGGCATTGCTACGAAGTCAGTCAGTACCAAGTTCCCCAACTTCAGCCGAGACCTAAACGTCGTAGCCCACGACTCGATTAACCTGAAGGGAACGACCAAGTATCTCATCCTCGACCCTGCTGGACGGAAGAACTGGTTTATGGCGTGGATTGCCGTGGACCAGTCTGATACGTGGTGGATTTATCGGGAATGGCCGGATGTCAATGTCGGGGAGTGGGCCAGATGGCACGGGGGTAAGTGGATTGGCGGAGAGGGGTCTAAGGGTCTGGGTTATGGCATCCGCGATTACGTCGATCTGATCACGGGGATGGAGTCGGATACGAACGACTCAATCTTTGAACGACTGATCGACCCTCGGCTAGGTGCAGCCAAATATCAGACGCAAACCGGCGTATCGTCCGTTATGGCGGACCTTGAGGATGCGGGGCTAGTGTTCCTCCCAGCCCCCGGCTTGGACATCGAGGATGGATTGCAAGCCATCCAGACCAAGCTTTCGTACAACAAGAAGGCTCCGGTGGATTCTTTGAATCGGCCCCATCTCTACATCTCGGACCGCTGCGAGAACATCATCCAAGCCTTTCAGGAGTACACGGCGGATGGTGGGCAGGACGAGGCGTGGAAAGACCCCATCGACTGCATTCGCTATGCGGCGGTGGCGGGGATACGCTTTATCGACCCCAACTCACTTCGAACCATTAAACCGACTGGAAGGGCCTACTAATGATCGCATTCAATGACCTGTGTACGGAGCTTGGCATCACCAAGTTCCAATTAGCCAAGCTGAGGGATGAGCGTCTGGCGGAAGGAGAGTATCTGACTGTGGAGGGCCGGAAGTTCTTTACGGAGGAGGGAGCGGAGAAACTCCGGCTGGCTGTGGCTGTCCCCGAGGCTGTGCCAAAGCGTTTGCAAATGCGGGTGATTCGCCGCGCTCCTAATCCACATTGGGTCTATTGTCTGATGGATAAGGACAAGGGACTTGTTCCCGTAGCCGTCCGACCCCGCGATTGTGATAAGCTGATTGGCAAACCGATCTTTGTCGATGTCATCACCGACGAGAAGGGAACCACCTACCGTCATGAAGTCCTCGGACGGTGACATCACCCTAAACCCCGTATGGCAGGCCGAGCAGATGGACCGTCTGCTGGGGTTCGAGATTTTGACCCGTACCCTCACGGCTCAGTACCAGCCAATCAACCCGGAACTGCTGGCTGACAAAATAGGGGCGCACAAGGGCGTTGCGTATACAATCGTCCAGAATCTCCAGCGCAAACTGAATGCAAACTAATGACCTTAATGAAGCCCTGACCTACGTCCGGGCGGTTCCCAATGTCGCCGCGCTGAAGAACGCCTACGACACGACGATCAACGATCTGGACTGGTACTTGCAGAGTACCCGCGATTCTTATGACTACCGCCGAAACATCTGGCCGGGAAAGTCCAAGGACTTGCGTAAGCACGGGAGCGACGCCTTCCCCTTCGAAGGGGCGGCGGATTCGGAGGTGCAAGTCATCGACGAGCGTATCAACACCTATGTTGCGCTGTTTATGTCTGCGCTCAATCGGGCGCACATCCGGGCGTACCCCATCGAAATAGACGATCTGGGTCGGGCGCGGGTGGTGAGTGCCTTCCTCAAGTGGATGGTGGCCTCCTACATCCCTGACTTTAAGCGTCAGATGGAGCTGGGTGCCAACTACCTGTTGGAGCGGGGGATTATGGTCACCTACATTGGGTGGCAGAAGGAGAACCGCACCTTCCTTCAGCGTTTGGATTTGGCTCAGATTGCTCAGGTGAGCCCCGATCTGGCCCAGATCATCCTCGATGGGAAGTCGGATGAGCAGGTGATCCAGCTTCTGAAGGGTCAGT